TGGACCGGACCTGAACAACTGGAGGAGGTGATAAGAATAGAATACACAGCACAAGAACGACTGAAGCATGTCATTGGTGAAATGACGGCCGACGAACTGCGGGAGATCCTTTACCGCTACTTGAACACTAACTGCACGCAACAGGATATGCACTACATGACCTCCTGCGCCTTGGAGAACTTCAAGTGGACACAGTGGGTCAACCGTTCACTCACAGTCCCAGATAAGCCGCACATCATTGCGGATTACGTCAAGGAATTGGAGGAGATTTACAACCAGTTCGTGTACGAACTCGCTGAGATGGAGTGACACAAACGGTCACGAAAGCAGGTCGGGGGCCATCCGGTCCCCGGCCTGCCGGTGTGGATTTCTCTCTCTCTCTCTTGAAACAGCAACGCCCCTTCCTATAGTGGGAAGTAAAGATCTGAAAAAGAAAAAAAGATTCGGCCCCCCTCCCCCGGCTGGGGAAGGCGAGGCCACCGGCGGACGTAATCAGAGGGTGTGGTGGGGGTGGTCGTCCGTGATGTCGAAGTGGTGGGCGTGCAGTCCGTCGAATCGCTCGCTGTAGACCTCGACCCGGTTCAGGTCTTCATAACTGATAATGACGGTGGTGAAGTCGATGAGCAGGTCAGTCATGATCGCCCGCAGTGCATCCAGTCGGTCTGGTGTTGTGGTGGTGCCAACGGCTCGAATCGTTGTCACTTCTTCGTTGTGCTCTTGAGCGTAGTCAAGCAGGCCAATCATTAGTTGGTTCAGGTTCATGTCATTCACCTCCGAGAACTTGACAGTTCGCAGGGCAGGCTCGGTTGGGGTGTTAGGCTCCATGATACGTCAGAGGCAGGGGGTGTATATAGACCTGTCGCAGAATGTCGAAAATCAGCAGGTTGATATACCTACACCCACTCGGAGGAACATGGACCGACACACCAACCCAAGCCTGACTTACTACCCCGTGGCTCACATGTACGAGGGCATGCTGAACGACGGCCTGTTCGACTTCGACGAAGATCACCACCACATGCCCGACACCTACTCATGCTTCGACCACATGGCCGATCTGATGGAGGATCTCGGACTTGACCTTGACTTCATCTTGAGCACGCTGTTGGGCTCCCCATGGCAGATGCCCAACTATGACTTCGCCTGATTACATCGCCCGGCGTGGGTCCGCCGGTCCCTTCCGGGGCCGGGGACCTTTCTGTTATCTCACAGCCGCCAAAAATTATCACTTAGTGCATATAGGGCCCAGCCAAGCACCTCGTAAATTTTCCGGAAAATTTTCACGATCAAGGGTATATATGGTAACTTTCATAACATGGATGCGGTAAGGACTGACCGTGAAACGGGCACCTGTTGACTATTCCATACTTGACGAACACCGCGATCAATACACTGGCAACCGACTCGGGTTTGCCCGTTATCTGAACAGCATTGATCCGTCCCGCACCATCAAGGGTTGGGAGATGGCGATCCTCCGGTGGGAGGGGATGCGGGCCACAGAGCCTTCGTCGTCCTACTCTCCTGAGACTGATACGTACAGCATCCTGATTGGCGGCAACATGATTCAGCAAAGCGGTGATAAGCACCGGGCCATGCTTCGTGATTACTCCAACTACGGTGGCGGTCTCAACGTCCGTGAGTTGGCGTTCAAGTACGCTCTGTCCGAGGAGCACGTCAAAGAGTACCTTCGCATCCACGGGTGGACCCACTTTACTGTCCCCATCACCGAAGAAGAGTCTCAGGACATGAGTGATGACGAGATCATCGAAGAGTTGGCGCAACAGAGGCTCAAGCGCATCAGTCACTTGGAGTCCAAGCGGCACTTCAAGGAAATGGAAAAGAACTCCCTGAAGTATCAGAACTTTGAGCAGGCTGTCTCAGACTTGATTGAGCAGATCCAGATTGATCCCGCTCCCCCCGTCCAAGAGATGCGAATGGCTGACGGCAATCCCTACGCACTGGTTGTTTGTCCCACCGACTTTCACTGGGGTAAGCACGGCTGGGTCGATGAAGTGGGCGAGACTTACGACTTTGAAGAAGCACGTGCCCGCCTGTTTGAGAAGACGCAGACCCTGATCTCGCGCCTTGCGACTCGCCCTGACATCATCTATGTCGGTGTCGGGTCTGACTGGTTCCACGTGGACAACGACTTGGGCAAGACCACGGCCGGGACACCACAGGATATGACTGCATCCCCTGCTGAGATCCTGACCACGGGGTGCAAGTTGGCACGAGAGCACATTGATCTGCTCCGACAGGTCGCTCCGGTCAAACTCGTCATCATGCCGGGTAACCACGACCGCTGGTCGTCATGGGCTCTGATGATGTATCTGAGCGCCGCCTACGAGACAGTCCCCGACTGCGACGTTGAAATCACACACAAGATGCGCACGTACATCGAGTACGGCAACTCCTTGTTGGGCTTCACGCACGGTGACGGTTTCAAGCGTGGCATCAACCTGAGCACAATCATGGCTGTCGAGGCTCGTGAGCAGTGGGGTGCTACCAAGGGACACTACTGGTTCCATGGTCACCTGCACCACCAGCGCATGACAGAGAAGGATGGTACCCTCATCTTCCAAATGCCATCGCTGGCAGGGCACGACCGCTACCACTACCGCCGTGGCTACGTTGAGAGTCAGGCAGGTCTTGGTGCATACATGATTGATTACGAAGAAGGCTATATCGGTCAACTGTTTGCTCCGGTGGTTCATTGATGGACTTATCAGCATTCCATCTGAAGAGAAGTCGTCACGATGTACGACACTTCTACGAGTGGCTTGGCTATACGTGGGGAGAGCACATCGACGAATGGATGGAGTTGTACGGTGATCGCAAAGGCGCTGAAGTCCACCGCACCTGCATCATCGCACCTCGTGACCACAGCAAGTCCACAACACTGCGTGTCAAACTGCTTCACAAGGCGCTGTTTGAGCGATGGCGCAACAAGCCAATGACAATCTGGCTGTTCTCTGCGTCACGTGAGATGGCGGCTAACCGTCTGAACGAAATCAGAGAGGATCTGAAACAACATCCCGATCTACGAAATCAACTCGATGAGAAGGGTAGCAATAAATGGATGGTCAAGTTGACTAACGGTGCATGGATCAAAGCGACGGGGATTGGGGCCGCTATCCGTGGTGAGCACCCCGGCTGTGTCGCCTGCGACGACGTTCTTGCCGATCTTGGTGACATGTCGATGGATGTGGTGCGTGATTGGTTCCGAAAGGTCGTTACTCCCATGCTGTCCCCCGGTACCAGCCTCTATGTTGTAGGTACACCGATGTCGATGACAGACCTGTACCACACTGAGATGTTGACAGAACATGCAAAGCAGGTCTGGAAGTCTGGTGTGTGGTCAGCGTTCCCAAACTGGGACGAGCATCGAGCAGATCCAGAGAATGTCCCTCTACTCCCACTGTGGCCCGAGCATCGAAGCACCGCCTTTCTTCTGGAACAGAAAGTCAGCATAAACGACGACCTCGCTTTCGCGCAGGAGTATCTGTGCAAGGTCGTGGACGATGATGCCCAAGTCTTCAACAGGCACCTGATCAGAGAAAACGTAGACGTAGAGTCCGTCGCTCGTTTCAACGGTCATCTCGATGACGGTTCCCGTTTCATCATCGGCTTTGACCCCGCTCATGGTATTGGTAAAGACTTCTCTGTCGCTTTAGTGCTCCGGCAAGATGATGACGGATTTGTGCACTTTCATGACATGTGGCGTCGCAATGATTTCCCCCCAGATCGTCAGGCTGACGTTTTAATTGAACTTGCGAAGAAATACAAGGCACCCATCGCCGCCGAGGATGTTGGGTTCCAACGTCTGTACTCAACAATCATAGCGCAGAAGGGAGCGACTGTTGACTTCCGCCCCAGCAAAGCCAGCAACAAGGGGCTCAAGCAAGGTCTGCTCAATCGTCTGCGAACTTGGTTTGAGCAGAAGAAGTTCCACTGGCCCTACGGTAACATCGAAAGTCGTAACATGGTCAACATCATCTTCGATGAACTCGAAGCCCACGCTTGGAAAGATGGCGACATTGTGGATGTCGGTAAGCACAACGACTGTGTGATGGCCCTCGCGCACGCGATAGATCAGTTCAGCATCACCAAAGCCACTGCTCTGCCGATGGCATCAGGCCGAACAACCATGGGTGACTGGGGCAAAGGGAACAAATCCACTTCACAGAAAGGTGGCAGAGGTATGATCCGTGCCAACTACAGCAGTCGTTACCCACGCTTCAACCCGTAAATGATTATATACCGGCGACAATGACCAATCATTATGGACAGAGAACTGAACCGCTACGGTATGATTGACTTATTTTCGGGATTGAACGGGTGGTCTCAACCTTGGATTGATCGTGGAATCCACACTACCCGAATCGACTTGGCTGATCACGCCAATGTCACACTTAGGGCTGACATCTTGACACTGACCCCCTCTGAAATCCATGCGGAACACGGCGTTGAGTATGTCCCCGAATTGGTAGCCGCCTCCCCACCTTGCACTTCTTTCTCTGTCGCCTCTATCCAACACCACTGGAACAAGGAGGATGGAGTTTTCATTCCCAAAAGCGATGCCGCAAGGCTTGGCTTGAAGTTGATGAATCATGCATTCGAGATCTTGGATTATTTCGCCTCGTTTGGAGTCCCTTGCATCCTTGAGAACCCTCGTGGCATCATGAGGAAGGTGGCACCACGTCCACCCGATCACACAATCACCTATTGTAAATACGGGGATAAGACAATGAAGCCGACGGATCTGTGGACATGGAACATGGATAACTGGGAGGCTCGTCCCGCATGCAAGCGGTACAGATACGATAGCGAGGGCAACATCATCAACCGTCACTGTCACCATGAGGTTGCGAGGCGGGGTATGTCCACGGGCCTCCAAGGGAAGAAAAAGAGAGACCCTATACGATCCCTGATTCCCATCGAACTTGCTATGTCTGTTTTCAAGTCGTGCTCTGCCAGTGGCTCCTGACAAGGTTCAAGTGATAGACGCAAGCATCACGCATCATGGCGTGGTATGACCGTATTTTCGGTCGATCTTCGGAAAATACCGAAGAATCGGTTGGAATTTCCTACAAAGCGGCTCAAAATGACCCGAACAGCCCGTTCGCAGTCATGGCGGCTGGGATTGCAGACATCATCAAGGAGACCGAAGACCTTCGTAGCAACACGAACTACAACACGGACTTCGAGTTGTACGATGACATGCTGAATTATGACCCCGAACTCAATGGGGCAGTGCGGACCATCAGTCTGACAGCCAACAAGTACCGCATTGTTGGTGGCAAGAACCAGATGATGCGTGAAGCGATCCACTCTTTGGTGGACAGGATTGACTTCGATGACTTCCTCATCAACGCCATGCGCAACCTGATGGTGTACGGGAACGACATCAACAAACTGGTGGGTCGCTCGAACCTCGGTATTACAGAGGTGCAATCGCTCCCTGTGTCTCAAATCACAATCACCGACGACCGTGAAATCCCCTTTGCCGCTGATCGAGACAACCCCATCATGCGTGCTGTCAACTACGTGTTCCGTGAGAACAAGCGTGACACCATTGTGTACCCGGCCTCAGAGATCCTCCACATTCGCATCGACTACAGGTCGTACTGGTTCGAGGACAACCTTGGTCGCACATCTTACGGTGTGTGGGGCGCATCTCGCTTCTCTGCTCTGAAGCAACCGATCCGTGCCAAGTACAACTCCATGAACAACCGCATCGCCTTGGAGGACTCGATGACCAAGCAGTTCATCACCATCGACAAGTCTGCCATCGAGCACATCACTGATCCCGAAGAACAGCAAGAGCGGTTGACCCACATCATGAATGAGACCGGCAAGTTGCTCGACGGACTGCGTTCTGACCAGACCCCGATCCTGCCGTCGTACATCAAGATCCACCACATGGACATGCGCAACACAATCCCTGACAACTCTGGTTTCTTGGATAACGTGAACGCTGATATCAGCGCCGTCCTCCACGTCCCCCGTGTGTCCATGGGACAAGAGCGTGGCTCAACCTTTGCGGCTACATTCAACGCTAACCAGTGGTCCGTGCAGGCAATCCGTCGCCTCCAGCAAATCTTGGTTCAGTCGGTGTCGAGCCTGTTCTCCACACACCTCCGACTGTTAGGGATTGAGCACCAGAAGCGAGACTTGCCCGTGCTGGAGTTCGAGGCAATCGACGAAGAGTCCCCCTTCCAAATGGCACAGCGCGCAAAGACCCTATACGACAGCGGTATCATCACTCTGGACGAGGCTCGTCAGATTAGCGGATTCGAGCATATGATGGACGGTTCAGGCGACACAACTAAAAAGAACACAAAGCCTCAAGCATCAGGTGACACACCAAGAGAGAACGAGGTGAGGCGTAGATGAAGCGCGACCCGTCGTTCAATGACAGGATGGTCAAGAGGACCATGTTGCCCAGCATTTACTTGTGGCTTTTGGCTTCCGGTGCTGTTGTCGCCATGGGTATTATTCACCCCGATGTTGTGCTTGCTAACCTTGACGGGTTCATTGCTCTCATTGCGATCATCGGTGGTATCGCCGCCCCCGCCTTCAATACGCTCCTGCGCATGTGGGAACAAGAGCAGACGGTTGAGATCGAGGGCATCCCCAAAGATCTCGTGTACGACCGAGAGCGTGGTATCGAACAACACCGACATGAGATGGATGTCGAGAAGTACCGAGTTGGTATGACTGGGCGCTATGATTCTGAGGTCGGTGACGAGTAATGCCATCTGAGCCTCGATCCGGAGAAACTCGTGACGATTACGTGTCACGTTGCATGGACGAAGATAAAACCAAGCAAGAATACCCGAACCCCAACCAAAGGGCGGCGGTGTGCTACGCTTATTTCGACCGTGGCACCGAGAACAATAAAGCCATAGAAGCGTCGAAGGGTAAGTCAGGCAAGGACATGTCGTACTGCAATTGCGGCACCGAGGACCAAGTTGGGGGCTTTACCTGTGACCAGCACTGTGCAAGAGCGGAAAAGATGGAGCCCGCAGAGGCGAAGCACGGTGGCCAGCATGGTCGCCCCGGTCCTAACGACCCCCGCAAGACTCCAGCCAAGCCCAGCGAGCGACGCCGTGGTTCCAAGAAGAACCCACCCGGATCTGCCCGCAAGTCCAACCCTCGCATCCAAGTTAGCCCGCAGACTCGAAAGACTCTCAGAAACATGGTCACCAAGCACAACAAGGGGGACAAAGGTAGTCGCGCGACCATGGGTATGGCCCTTACTGTGTTCCGTCGTGGCGCTGGTGCTTTTTCCACAAGCCACGCCCCTAACATGTCCCGAAACGGCTGGGGTTTCGCGCGTGTCCGTGCCTTCTTCTACCTGCTTAGGAATGGACGACCCAGCAATCCCAACTACAAGCAGGACAATGACTTGCTCCCAAGGGGGCACCCAAGGGCTAAGAAGGCAAGGACAGCGGAGCAAATCTATGAGGCAACCTACGAAGTCGAAGCCGCCGAGTACCAAGGACGAAAAGTCACCCTCAACAAGCCTTTTCGTACCCCTGACGGACCCAAAAAGTTTGCCGTTTATGTGAAGAATGAATCAGGGCGTGTCATCATTGTCAGATTCGGTGATCCCAACATGGAGATTAGAAGGGATGACCCGGCTCGACGACGGAACTTTAGAAGTCGTCATAACTGTGACTCACCCGGACCAAAAACCAAGGCGCGTTATTGGTCGTGTCTATTCTGGTCGTCACCGACGGTGAGGCAGTTGCTTAAGAGTGACACTGAAGTAGCAGACCACAACTGCTCGTGCGGAGGCGATTGTTGTGAGTGACGGTTGTGGCTGTGGTGGTAAAACGGCAGAAGAGATTCGACGCGATGTCTACGACAATCCCGGCGAGGCCATGAACCGGGCCAAAGAAATGGGGTGCAACGGCATCCACACCCACGAGGAGGGTGGCCGCACAGTGTTCATGCCTTGCCGCACCCACGAAGAGTACCGTGAAAAGAACGACGGTCGAGATGTGGGAGAGCGTGATGCTGAGGCTTACATGTTCAAGCGCCCGATGATGGGCTCTGTGTGTCCTCCGGGCACAATCCTGAAGGCTGGGATCTGCGAACCTATCACAGTCACCTGTGAACTGGTTGTTGACGAAATCGAAGCAATCGTCGAAGCCAGCAGTGGTAACCAATACTACAGGATCAGTGGTATCGCATTCCATGCCGGCGTCAATAAGAATGGGTGGGGGATCACAGCATCCCTTGCGAAGAAGATCGCCAAGGACCTGATGGTTGGCTCAGATGTCACATTGAACCATCCCAAGTCTGTCAACGGCAAGTTTGTCCGCAACACGGACGGTCGGCTTGAAGAAACCAACATTGGTCGTGTGACCGAAGCCTCCTACCATAAGGGGGATGATGAAGAGAAAGAGTACACGGTTCGATACTCTGCTATCATCACCAAGCGTGACGCCTTTGCCATGATGGAGTCTGGCATCCACCTGCAAGCCGGGTACGGTGTCTCCATCGGCGGCTCTGGCATTCCCACCGAGGTCTACCAAGCAGAAGACGACCCCGAGCGCAAAATCATGATCTTCGGAAACGACTTCGATTTCGACCATCTGGCCATGGTGCATAAGCCCGCATATCCCAACGCAAACGTCGATATGATGGAAAAAGTCAACATGGACGAAGAACCCAAACCCAAAGAAATGCCCGAGGCGAGTATTAAGTATCGGACTGACTCTCGTGAGGTTGAGTCGGAGGACGACAACATGACTGATGAGAACATGAACGAAAACCTTGCCGCAGAACTTGAGGCCCTTCAGGCTGAGATGGTCCTGCGCGAAGCCCGCATTGCTGAGTTCGAGGCCGCAGAAGCGGCCCGTGCCGAAGAGTCCCGCCTTGCCCTCGTCATGGAGGCCAGCGAACTCGGACTCAAGGGTCACGAAGACTTCTCCGCTGACACACTCTCCTCGCTGATCGCTTCGTGGAACGAGGCTCACCCAGCACCGGAGCCCGTCGAGATGGCCCCGGCTACCCCAGCATCCACAGAACCCGTCGAGGCTTCCGAGGCCCCGGCCGAGTTCACCCCGGTGGTCGCTTCTTTCCTGAACGGTGAGAAGATCGAGACCCCCGAGGATGTGTACGCCCGAGCATGGAATGCGTGGGCATCAGCGTGGAACCGAACCTTGACGAACGTCGAGGCTTCCACCATGCGCGCTCCAACCTTTACGGAGATGAACAACTGAAGGAGGAATGAAAGATGGCAGTATACTCAGGAAACGATCCAGTCCACACAGCAGACCTCGTGACCGACACCTACGACGGTGCTGGTTACTTGGTCAAGTACAGCGCGTCCGGAATCCTCAAGACGGCTTCCGTGACCGACACGCCCATTGCGGTGACCCTCGACTCGTCCTCTCGGGACGTTGACGGGAACCTCGTGGCAGTTGCTGACGCAACCGTGTCCCTTCTCCCCCTCGACGGAATCATCTACGTCCGAAGCGAAGCAATCGCGGCTGGCTCGGTGAAGTTCGGCATGCCCATCTACGTCTCCCAGACCTCGGGAACCAACGGGCACGTGGACGATGATTCCTCCAACAGCGCAACGCAGGTTGGGCACTTCGTCGGTAAGGCTGGTGTCGCAATCAGCGCGGGCGACTTGATCCCGGTGGCGGTCCTCTGAGACAAAAGGAGATGACAGATATGAACAAGAGCCTTGAACAAATTCTGAATGTGAGCGCGGCCACCGGACCCTTCGGTGTTGGCGACTCAGTGCTTGAGCAGACCCTCCGCGACTTCATCCAGTTGCAGAGCCTTCGCCTCTCCGTCGGTACCAACGTCGTCGGCACACGGACTGTCCCGTGGCTCGACTTCAAGTGGTACACGGGTGTCACCGGGGACTTCTCGTACCCAGTGGACGATGCGGCGACTGTTGACCCCACCAAGATCGGCACGGCGAACTACACGGTCCAACTCCAGAAGGGACAGGGCCGCTGTGTGTTCCTCGACTCCGTGCGACTCCGTGGAGAGTCCTTCGAGAACATCGACCGACAGCAACTCGCTATCGTGCGAGGTCGAGCCGATGTCATCGACCGAGTGATCCTTGAGACGCTCCGTGACGGTGCTGGCCAGTCCGTGGCCGCAACCGCTACCTTCGGCAGTGCAACGGCCGACGAAGAGAAGGACCTGCTCGACGCAATGGACCTGATCTTCCAGAACGCTCGGGTCACCGGTGACGAGCCCATGGCTCTCATCCTGCCCTCCAGCGCCCGGTCCTCGATGCTGAACACGCAACTCTACGGCAACGTCGTCGAGTCGCTCCAACAGCACCTCGGCCGCTCCGCTCGGCTTCAGGTCTACTACACCCGTGACCACACGGGTGGCCACTCCACGGCCACGCTCGGTAGCGACGCGCTCCTGCTCGTCCCCGGCGCTGAGACGGCGGAGTTCTTCCAGTACAACGGTCCCGGTTTCCAAGAGACGGAACTGACGCGAATCCCCGGTGTCGGCTACGACTGGCTCCTCACCGGCTACATGGGTGCGGTCATCCACGAGCACCAAGACGGCGCGGCTTCTGGCAAGAACAACCGGATTGTCAAGATCACGGGCGTCATCTGATTGGTGACATCGCCTGCTGATACTACGAGGTGAATAAGATGCCACAGAACAGGAAGTTCCAGAACTTTGTCGAGAACAAGTACATGGCTGATGATGCTATCACCGCCGCAGAAATCGCTGACAACGCTGTCGGTAACGCGGCTCTGGGAGCATTCCAGCCCAAGCACTTGGCTTTTGAGTACGACTTCGCTGACCTCGGCGGCGCAACTGGCGCTATCACGCTGACGGACACCGTAGATGCGGCTCAGACGATCCCTGACAACGCTGTTATCACCGCGGTTACCCTTGAAACGATCACGCCCTTCTCCAGCGGCGGATCAGCAACGGTTGCCATCGGTGTGACGGGCAACACGGACGCATTCATTGCGGCCACAGCCTTCGACAACGCCGCCTTCACATCAACGGCAAGAGCCCTCACCAACGAGGTGCCGTTGAAGTTGGACGGTGCGAAGTCACTCCTCTTCACGGTCGCAACGGCGGCTCTGGACGACGGCAAGTACCGGATTCACGTTGAGTACCTTGAGGGTGCTTGAGCATGGACGAATGGACAGACAAGAACGGCGATCTCTATCGCCGTGTGCCTGACTCTCCGGAGCACGCACCACGCTACGAACTGGTCAAGAAGGCGAAGAAGCCAGCGGCAAAAAAGGCTCCGGCCAAGAAAGCCCCTGCCAAGTCCTCCAAAAAGGTGTGATTAGGTGGGCTCTTTGTCAAAAGCGGCCATCGTCAAGCAACTCAAAACTGCCGGAATCCCCTTTGAGGCGGGGATGACAGTCAAAGAACTGACTCACCGTCTCGATAACTGGTTGCCCGGTCAAGGTTGGTTGATTCGCACAGTCAAACCAGTGTCCCGTAAGCCCGAGCACCCCGTGGCTCTGGTCGAAGGACGTGACGCTATCTGGATCCCTAACAGTCGAATGGCCAAGATGATCGCATCATCTGGTCTGGTGGCCGTGTTGGGAAGATCCATGGAGCCACCAAAGGGGACCACCATCCTTGATGTACCGGACAACTTTAATTCACGTTGGCCGGAGGAGTAATCATGGCGGTAACCACCGACAACATTCGTGATCTGCTCAACAGGCCACGTGGGTTGAACGAGGGTACCATCACGGAGTACATCAGTCTACGAACGACGCAGGTGACAAAGCAGGCTCGTTCCACTCTTTACCTCGCTGACGATTCTGTCAATGCTGTGACCGAGGCACAGCGCGAGGTCGCCATCAAGATGCTTGTGTGCGTTGACTGCCTGAGCGTTTTGATTGACACTGTTCCAACGTACTACAGCGAAGAAGATAGGAGTGTGTACGACCGGAGATACCAAGAGCAACTGAAGGCGTTCCAGATGCGCGCCAACGAGGCTGTTGCGATGATCTCCGACAAAGGTGGCACCGCCTTCGTTGTTGATAACACAACGACGCGGATGGTGCCCTGATGGCAGATGCCTATTGGATTGCTAACGGCGCAAAGGCGAACGCCAGCGTAGCCGGTAATTGGGCACCTAATTCTGACGGTAGTGGGACTGGTGTGGTTCCCTCGGCCAGTGACAACGTGTACTTTGGCCATCCCGACACCTACGCGGCCGATCTTGGGTTTGCCCAGTGTAACTGGAACATCAGTCCGGTTCTGGATCAGTTCCATATCAAAGAGTCATATTTCACCACTCTGGAAGAGACCAGTGATGAGATTCAGGTCGAAGCATCAACGCTGACGTTCAGGCACGCTGTGGAGTGGGACACTATTGGTTTTAGACCCGGCATGCAGTTCACAAGTAGCGGTTTCACCAATGCCGCCAACAACGGTACGTTCATCATTGCCTCAATCAGCAGTACGGATTTGGTAGTGTCATCTGGTACTCTTGCTGATGAGGGTCCGGGCTCTGGACACAAGATTACGATGACACCTATGAAGGTGGACTTCACAAACTCTTGGGGCACCAGAGAACTACATCTGAACGGCACCATAGAAAACGATAGTGGGTCTAACATCAACATCACTATCTCTGGGGCCTATGGCGCAAACAGCAGGTATGTGACCAACGGGGAGTTTGCAGAAATCCTCAACCAAGATGACATCACGTATCTGTTTGACACCACGTCAACCGGTACTGCAAGAATGGCGTTCGATGACGGGCCTTACCCCATCGTTAGAACTACTACTGCGTCATACTTCGGGACAGATTACAAGGCGGCACCGACCTACGACGGTCATGGTGCAGTCATCATCAACAAACTTCAGATCGCATCTACCAGTGCCAACTTTGGTGCGGACGGCAATGTGTCTGCACCACGCCTTGACACGACAAAGGTATTCAGGATCACGAGCACAGCCAGTGACGCCTTCGACTTCGATCCCGCTGTGTTCGATGCAGGCAAGGCGACATTCGAGTTCACAGCGACCAGTGCTGGCTTCAAAGTCCCTGTGACTGGGGACACGACGAACTACAACAGTAGTGGGTTCACATCCAAACTCTACAACCTCGTTATCCGTGCAGGGTCCTCTGCGGGCGATTCAGCGGTGATCCCGGCTGGCAAGCGTCTGCACGTCAACTCGCTCGAAGTTCAAGCCACAGCGATGCTCAAGGGCGAGGAAACAAACCACGCCAGTCTGATTTATTGTATCAATCGTCCCAAGATTCACGGGGCTTGGAACTTCCGTTCTGTAGCCGACGGTATCTTCTCCAGCAAACTACACGACTTCAACATCGGGGGAGACAGGATCGACAATAACTTTACCGTCGATGGCAAACTCACAGTCACCGGGCTGATTGACCCAACGGGTATGGAGTTCACGGCCGTAGGGTCCAACCCCGGAACAGATGCGGCGAAGACCATTTGGGTGAACTCCGGCGACTCAAACAAACTGTATTTCGGTAGCAGTGAGGTTGGTGGTGGAGGTGGTGGCTCAGGCGACATTACAGCCGTAAATGTCAGCGCACCCATCACAGGTGGCGGTGCTTCGGGTGACGTGACTGTGGGCATTAGCGCGGCCACCACAAGCGCGGCAGGGTCCATGTCCTCCGCCGACAAGACCAAACTTGACGGCATCACGGCGGGAATATCCAACGGCAACTACTTGACTGCAAACGCCAACGTAGCAGATGATGATTTTCTAAGAATTGACGGAACATCGGTTGAAG